TGGTTTCGTTTGCAATAATGGACAACATCCACGACTTTTACGCTTACTTATTCAAAGGAGAGCGTCTTTCCAAACCTTCGTTGTGCTTGACCAAGTGTTATCGTTTATCAAAAATTGGAATAAGGAAATTAAAGAAAATATTGTCTGGCCTAAAATCGCACATAAGGTTGCCAAGTTGAAACCTTTTATAAAATATAATGAAACAGAATGTAAATTAATAATGAAAGAGGTAATTAAAAATGAAACCTAAATTAGAATTTATCTGTACATCACCTGGTGTAGAAGAAGTAATGCCTATTATTAGAGCGTCTGAATACAAACACTCTTGGATTACAAAGGCAGTACAAGATATGAAAACAAATGGTTCTATAGCAGCACCACATAGACAACCTTTTGAAACACCTACACAAATGCCAGGACAAAAGAGTACAGATAACGAAGAAAGACATACAGCAAAATGTCCAGCACTTCAAATGGTACAAAACACAGGTTGGATAATGAGATTACACCAAGATGTAAAAATTAATACAATTGGTAATGGTGAAGATATTAAATTTGATGTACCTTTCCAATCACAACAAGAACCTATTGTTTCAGGACATATGACACACTCATTTTATCCTTTCTTTGAAAACTGGCCAAAAGATACAATGAAAAAGATAGTTAAGATTAATTTACCTTGGTATGCTAGAATACCTAAAGGTTATAAACTATTACAAACACACCCATTTTTATTAGATGAAAATAGATTTACAACAATGTCAGGTGTACTTGATCCTCAATTAGGACCTGCCAATGTAGGAACTATACCTATGTTTTGGCATAATATAGATGACGAAAAAGACATTATACTAAAAGCAGGAACACCTCTTGCACAATTCATATTAATACCAAAAGAAGAACCTGATTTTACACAAGTTGAATTAAATGATGACAAAAAATTTCAAAAAGAATATATGATGAATCAATTATTATTATCAGGTACATTTAAAAGAAGTTATCAAAAAGTAAGAGAGTTTTGGAAGAACTATGGCTGGTAGAGTATTCTGTATAGGTAACGGTGAAAGTCGTAAAGATTTTGATTTAGAAACATTAAGACCACACGGCAAGATATATGGATGTAATGCTCTGTATAGAGATTTTACACCAGATGTTATCACAGCAGTTGATATGGGCATAATGCACGAGATATACAATTCAGGTTATGCACAAAACAACAAGTGTGTGTTTAGAGATTGGAACACAATGCCAGGTGAAATGTACGAACAATTATTATATGCAGGTCAAAACTATTCAGACCAAGATTACGATTTAATTAAGAAAGAAAATGTAATCAATTCAAATGAACGAGGTGACCACAAAGAATTTGTATTACACGGTTCTAATTTAGCAGGTATAGTAGAGATATTAAAAAAGAATAAGACTAGAGAAGAAAAGAAAGTTAATCATACATCTATAAGTGTAAGTTGGGTTACCGAAGATGATAAAGTCAGATCAGTAAATGATTATATGATTAACACTTCAGGCGATACAAAAGATAGAGGTTGGGCAGCAGGTCCTACTTCAGGTTATTTCGCAGTACAAGATAACAATCCAGATGAGGTATTTCTATTAGGACACGATTTAGAGAGTCATAATGACAAACTAAACAATATGTACAAAGACACAAAACATTATGGTCTAAAAGAAGCACATAAGACACCTAGTGAGAACTGGATTAGACAATGGTTAGAACTAGTAAAAGAACATCAAAACATCACTTTCTATAAGGTAAATCCACACGGAGGCGATGGTTCAGACCCTATTAGTACAATACCAGAGGCGTGGGCAAATGAGAAGAATATAAAGTATATTGATTATACCACGCTTGACAATATGCTCAAATAGTGTTATAATGAAATTATGTTAGACGGAATAATATATACATTATTGAATTGGGTTGACCGCACTTCTCACAAGATTAGACAATATATGATTAACAAGTCATTACCTAATCCTTGTAAATCTGCTAGTGAATGGCGAAAAGATTATGAAAAGTGGAAGAAAAACAATACTAAATAATAATACATTCCGATTAAACAGGAATATACAAATACAACGAATATAAAAATATAGGAGAATACGAATATGGATTTTGAAACTTTAAAATCATCATCAAGTAACTTTGATAAACTTACAAAGGCACTTGAAACAAACCTCAAACCTGAGGATCAATCAAACAAGAACAAATACCAAGACGACAGATTTTGGAAACCAGAGTTAGACAAAACTGGTAACGGTTATGCTGTTATTAGATTCTTACCTGCTGTTGAAGGCGAAGACTTGCCTTGGCAAAGAGTATGGTCTCACGCTTTCCAAGGAACAGGTGGTTGGTATATTGAGAACTCATTAACAACTCTTAATCAAAAAGATCCTGTTAGTGAAGAAAACACAAGACTTTGGAATACAGGTGTTGATAGTGATAAAGAAATTGCTAGAAAGAGAAAAAGAAAATTATCTTACTACTCAAATATTCTAGTGGTATCTGATCCTAAACATCCAGAGAACGAAGGCAAAGTGTTCTTATATAAATTTGGTAAAAAGATATTTGATAAGATAACTGAAGCAATGCAACCTGCTTTTGAAGACGAGGCGGCAATCAATCCGTTTGACTTCTGGAAAGGTGCAAACTTCAAATTAAAAATCAGAAAAGTTGATGGTTATTGGAACTATGACAAATCTGAATTTGAAAGTGTGTCAGCACTTGCTGATAATGATGAAAAGATCAAAACGGTCTGGTCATCACAACACGCTTTAAAACCATTTTTAGCGGCAGATAATTTTAAGACTTATGAGGAACTCAAAGAGAAACTTCATAGGGTGTTATCGGGTGCTAGAAAAACTGAAACCGTTGCTGTTGCAGACCTCCCGCCTTCAACAAATGGTTCAGCAAAAAGTAGTACAAACTCGCCAGTTGCTAGTGATGATGACGATACAATGTCATATTTTAGTAAATTAGCAGAGGACGAGTAAGACTCTCTCTCTTGGTAGTACATACTTTAAGGGCGCTTTAGGTAACTAAAGTGCCCTTTTTTAAGCATAAATATAGCATATGCCTAGTATATTAGACCCATTAGTAGATAAAGCAGCAGGTGTCAGAAAATCATCTGCTTGGTATCGGAATGCAGTATCCTCAATCGCAGATAGAGTATCAGCACGAAGATTAATGAGTCAAGGTAAACTAAACGGCAGACCTAGTATTGGTCGTTTAAATATGTTCTTTTATGACCCTAAATATAAGAAGACATTACCATATTATGATACATTTCCTCTAGTATTACCTATTGAGAGAATACCAGGTGGATTTGCAGGCATTAATTTTCATTATTTGAGACCTGGTGCTAGATTTACTTTGTTAGAAAGATTACAAAGATTTTCTATCAGAAACGAAGTGTCAACTAGAAATAGGTTTGATGTCAGTTATAATAGGGTAAAGAATTTACCATTGGTAAAGAATACAATTAAAAAATATTTGTGGTCTCACGTGAGATCAAGTTTTTTAAGAATAGATTACGACAAGGCTGCGTTATCAGTTTATTTACCTGTGGCACAATTTAAAAAGGGGAGTCCATACTAATGGCAATATTAAGAGGCGGAAAAAGAATTGGTGGAATGGATATTCGTATCGGTATTCCACGAGATAGATCGCTAGATGATGTAGCAGGCGATAGTAGATTACAACGAAGACAAGGTAGTAATCCTGAAACTACAATAGGTCGTTTTCAATCTTATGTAAATGAGGCAGAAGGTTTTGCTAGAAAGGCAAGATTTTATGCTGAGTTTAATTTACCTAAAGGCGTATCAGATGGTGCTTTATTTTCAGAAGGATTTGAAGATACATCATCAGCAGCATTAGAGAAACAAGCATTCCCTAGTCAATCAGATTTACTTGCCATACAACAGGCAAATGGTAGACGAGTTAGAGCATTTTGTTCTTCAATCAGTATGCCTGATAGAGAAATGTCAACAAAAGAAGTTAGACACGGCAATGCACCCGCTAGAAATTTTGTATATGATATGAAATCATCAGGTATATCAGCAACATTTTATGCTGATAAATTTATGAGAGAAAGATCATACTTTGAATTATGGCAA